GGGGAAAAAGTGTCTTGTGTGAATGCCATTTATAGTTCCACCGTGTATACTAATCTTCGCCAGGGTAGTGGTCAGACAGTGGTGGGAGCTGTCTGACCGCCTGGCACCTAACGTGCTAACCAACTATTTTATTCTGTGGCTCTGCGCCGTAAACTTGATCGTACATCTTTCGTACTTCTCTAGCGTAAGCCGGATCGCTCATTTTCTTATTACCAAACTCATCCTTCGCTGTAAGTTTAGCAGTAAGATCACTCTTGCTAAAAGCGGGTGCCGATGCGCTTTCTTGTGACTGTGGTGCATTACGGGTTTTTCCAATTATAGCTTCAAATGCCTCTACTGCGCTAGCCGATACTAAAGCATTGGTTAACTTGTCACCTGTTTCGGAATCCAAGTTATGGTGCGCCCACTGGGTAATGTTCTCAATTCTACGATCTGCATTATTACCAAGTAGTTTCATTTCACTGGCACGGTGATCATCTAATGCTTGAGTATCTGCCAGTTGACCTTTGAAATACAATTCAGTTAACTGGTTAAACCCTTCATTGTTTAGACCGATATCTTTGGCTACAGTCTTGAACTCATCCAAGAGGGGGTCATCTTTGTAGTCGTCAAGATTAATGTGTTCCTGCATTGCTTCGGACACCGCCACCTCGTATTCATCTGGTGCACCTGTGAATGCCCCGAACTTACTTTGAAGCTCTGCGTATGCTTTCGCTTGTTCTGTAACCGCATCGGCATCTGATCTGCCATCGGCCTTATATTTGTCGAGCACAAAGGCGAAATCATCTGTGCCAGTTTTATCAGGTAATGAATCGGCGACTGCTTGAGCATTATCACTTAGTGCCTCTGGTTCGGTTGATGTGGTTGTTTCTTCTGTTGCTGCGGGCGCGTTATCTGCGGTATCCGTCATTGTGAATCCTCGTGGGTTTTCATTACATTAATAATGGAACGCATGAAAGCTTTATTGCCCTCAGCTATTCCAATGGTCATTAAATCATCGCCAGTTCGAACAGAAGGAGTTTGAATTAGAAACTCCTTCCACTCAGCTATCAATCTTTCACCGGCTTCTGTGCAAAACACCTGGTAAACCAAAGATGATTGCCTAAGTGAATTTTCGTTAAACTCTTTCTGGGATTTTTCACCTTCACTATCCCACTGGTCCATCGGGTGCTGCTGATCCATCTTCTATCGCCCCTTGTGCTTGTTCGAGTATGGCTTTTTGTGCTGTTTTAATCTCTTCTTCACTGCTTGCCAGCTTCTCAGGTAAGTTGAGATTCTCCACTAAGAACGCCGGTACAGATTCTAGTCTCGCTCCAAGCAAAGCAACTTGCTCTGGTAATCGCGTCATAGCGTCAAGATAAATCATTAAGTTACTAACATTATCTTGCTGTTCAGCGTTTGCAAGTGGTGATTCCATCTTGAGTGTAACATCACGCCCATCAACTTTTATGTTTGGTATCTTACCAGCTTTTGCCAGTATTTGCGTACACCTAGCGACAAGTGGGACTATAAACTCACTAGTAAGGCGGCCAAAGTTTGCACCACGCTTTCTTAGCATTTCACGGTCTTTTATTGCATTGAAGGTAGCACTTTGAACTGGGTCGGTAAATTCCCCCAGTGCATCAGCAAACAAGATCTTTCGAATATTTGCCTGCAGGTCTTCAATAACAAACTGTCCCACACGTAAATCACCACCAACTTGAAGCGGTACCAAAGGTGCTGGATTGGTAGAGGCCACTGGCATAACTGCGCCTGGATGAACTCTAACCGTATGTGGATTGAATATACCATCACTTGCACCCATCAATGGGGGTGATAATGTCAAGGCTGCATTCTTAAGAACATATTCCTTAACCTTATTGACAGTGCGAATGTCAGCCATAGCCATGTCAACCGGACCACGACCATAGGTTTCATTGGCTACTTTGGACCAACGATAAATAACACCTGGGGGTGAATCACCATATGACTGTGTGAATATTAACTCATCATCCCAAAGCACAACCTGGTGATAAGTCTTGTCTTTAAAGTTGAAAACCTGGGAACCATCGATAATAGTCACTTCTTTAGTGGGTGACTTATCCACTACCTTTTGAAGGGTATCCGACAATTCAGCCTCTGGGTAACGTAACATTACCTCTTGGGCTGTGATCGAGAACTTACGGAAGAATGTGTGAATCTTCGGCATCGATGTAGGCTCGAGATAGAGCTCAGACAGTGGAATGGTGGTGAACTTCAGTAGAGGCTCATCAATATCGTTACCTTCTTCAATTAATATACATCCAGTGCTTATTGACATATCTTGATGCGCGGTATTGACCTGGCTTTGGAAGTCTGAATGCGATAAATGTTTGAAGAATATATCGGTCGCCTCTTCTAGCTTGACATTAATATCTTTCTTCTCATCTTCTGGAATATCCGAACCAGCTGAGTATTTCATCCACTTAGCGCCGTCAGGCGTCATACTTCCAATGATGACAGACACGAAAGTGTTTACAGCTTCTGGAGCTGTGGAGTCAAAGATATGCCTGGCTTTACGTGTACCAGGTGAATGAAAGTTAAAGTTTTCCCGGTTGGGAATAGCAAAATCATACATATCTTGTAGGATTGAACGCCACATCTCCCTACGCTGTTGAGCAGTAGAGAATCGCTTCTTGATATCGGCTACACTACCCAAGCCAGGGGGTAATGAATGGCTCATGCTCTAGGTACCAAAGGTTGTGTGCCTGATATCTTCTTCAATCGTTTTGCTCCACCGATAACTAGGGACTTTCTGCCACCTGTTTTGGCTTGCAATTGTTTACGACCAATCACATCTTCAGCTTCTGCCAGCCTAAGCTCTTCGCCCTGCCTTTGCTTGCCAATTAATTGTGACTGCTCACGTTCGGCTGTCTTTTCCTCACGCTTACCCTTGGCCAGTGTCTCAAATGGATCAAAACCCTTGCGCCTTAAGGTCTTTTCCACCTTCTTACCTAGCGGGCCTGACAGCTTTGTTACGCCTTTACCTAATTTACTAATCCCCTCGGCCATATTTATCACCCACTAAGTCGTTATATAATTGTTTGGGAGTAAGGCAGAACATAGCCCTTACGCCTATTAATGCTTTCACCTGTTCCACACATGTGAAGAAATTAAATGAACCTCTGGGTGTGGTATTGATAGCTGTAACCTTGACTATCTTCGCATCCTCACCAGTGATCATTCTAATATGTGGGTAATTATACTTCAATTTTATCTTGACTTCAGTGATGTTTAATCGAGGCTGAATCACTAGCCATTGATAGTCGTTTAATGACCTAATAGCATATACATGGCCCATTGACTTATCCACAAAGTTATATATCCAATGGTCATGCTTGGCCTCAGTAAACACAACATACCATTCTTCACCTACTAATTCAGAAGATATCAAAGTCTCCACCCCCATAATTACCTATTTGGGTATTGACATTTGCGGGGGTTATAGCTTCTTGACCTTCACCAGATCCCACAAGACCATACTCGCCAGCCTCACATATATGGGAATAGATGTTTTTATCTGGATCGTCAGCAAACCTTTCATCACCTATAACCTGAATACGACGATACTTGAATCCACCGGCTAGACCCTTACGCCACATCTTACACTTGGGACTAATGAGAAATGCTGGCTTACCATCCATGCACAATCGTTTCATTGGATTGATTATAGCTGCACGTCGTATCAATGGCTTATTTGTATTAGTAGGTAGGCACATTATGCCAGCAGCACGTAACACTTTGATTGGCGTATCATCAGTTGCTTGGCCTTTAGCATCACCAGCTGGATCACCCCATGTTTCAAACTTAAAGCCCGGGTAGTTCTTATTCAGATAAAGCTTGAGTTCGGCACCAAATGTCACAGCACTTGTATCGGTGGTACAGAATTCATCGAAACCCACATAACGACCAAAGCCTGGATTGAATTGGATCAATGCGCATGCTGGTGTTCTACCAAAGTCAATACCTAATATGATCGGTTGTCCTTGCAT